TTAGAGGGGCTAGCCCCTCCGGGCCAAGCTGCGTATTTGCCGTTCCAAGCGTTCATTCCTACTATACTGTAACTGGCCAAAGCTCCCGCTGCGCTTTCGGCGGGTAAATTATTCGAGTCGAAATAGACTCTGAACCTTCTAAAACCATGAAGGGGTCTCGTGGCCGTAACCATTCCCTCTGTAGATACCGGTTGTACTTGAGCGGCAGCGCCGGTCTCATTGTAGCTAGTTATGTTCTCGTCATTGATGTCTGCGCTCGAATATTTTGTTCCGGCTAAATATCCAGCCTGCCAGAATAAGGGAACCCCGACTCTTAAACCGGTTAAGGTATCATTAGCGTCTATACTGCTATCTTGGAAGTAGTCCCCCTTGGGAGGGAACCCACCGATTTTACCTTGAGTGAACCTGCATACCGATCTAGAGCCAGCGTCGTTAGGGGCAAGGTATCCTCCATCTGTTGTCTCGAAAAATTGACATGAATATTCAAAAAACCCATTGAAGTTGTAGTAAACGTCAATGTCTTTAGCGCTTAGCATCCTAACTCTTTCAATACCATTTCCTTCCCATTGCCCGTTTACATTCAATCTAACCCAAGCGTGATATGGGCTAAGTCCTGCGGCGCTTGTAAATTTACTGGGATGAATTGCTACGCCTGAGAACCCTGTAAATCTACTTCTTACTAATCCGGCTCCAGTGTTCTCGAAATAAGGCGCTGGTATTATATCGCTAGGATCCGCTATATAATCTTCATCAGTTAATACGGGGGTATATATTCCTGAAGCATTAGCGGAAGCTGCGGTTTCACCGGTGTAAAAGCCTTGATTCTGTTGAGTTTGAATCCCAACCAATGCTCCAGCGTTGCCCGTGTGAATATATGGTCTTGCAAACCCTACCCATTGACCATCGTTCCAATTGGTTGCATTTATGCCCGACATTGCGTAATCGTAAGAGTCGAAAAAGCTTATAGCCATATAAAGGGCTCTATCGAACCCAATTCTTAGTGGGGAACTGCTATCGAAATTAGCGGTAGCAACTATTAAATTGCTATTCATTAAGGCCCCATTACTACCGCAGCCAACACCATTAGTACATTCTTTATATATCGCAGTATCTACGAAAGGTATCGATATTATAGAGTGCTCTTCTTTTTCTGAGATAGTCGTTAGCCCTAAAGTATTCTCTCTTCTTACGTTATCTGGGACACCAGTTAGTCCCCCTCTCAAGTCGTGCGCTCCTAGCGCCCCTGTAGAGTAAGTAAAGTCTCCCGTAGAAAAAGGTTTAGCCGATAAGTAAATATGCCCGCCTACGATATCATTAAACTGAGTGCCAAACTGCCTTAACAAGACTCTTATTTTACCATCAGAAGTTATCAACTGTTCTGTACATAGATCTTCGTAAGCCTGACAAGTACCGGGCCTAGCTCCCCTCTCTTGGTAATGTCTAGGGGTTAACCAGTAGCCAGAGGGTCTGGTATTGTCTACTTCTACGATATCGTAACCCGCGCTTGGGTTAGCTGACCCATCCGTGGAGTAGCCACCATTCACCGTATCGTGGGCCTCTACTGCTAAATCATAATGCCTATAAGGACCACTACTTATAGCTGCGTTTTTTAAAAACGGAAAATCAAACGTTCTGCTTTTCGTTACATATGTTGCTGATCCTCCGCCTAGAACGGTGCCTGTCAGTGCTGAATTGCCGATTGGCGACCTAGCAGTAACGCGGTAGTCTAGTTTAACAGGAGGGGTTCCGTTTTCAAAGCTCACATCCCAAGTGAATGTTTGATCTTTGGCACTGGGATATATAACTCCACCCAAGCCTGCGTTTTTTGTCGCTGCTGAGTTACTCGCCGAATCACTCGTTAATCTTAAAGAATGGATAGATACATCTTTAATTGGAAAATGGTTTGTTACGTTAACTGCTGCTCCAGTCACATAGCTGTTAGAGTAAACCCCTCCAGCATTTAGAGCGTAAGCTAAAAGATAATAGCCGGTGTTGTTTACCGGCGGCACGTAATCCTTAGTAAGAACTGTTTGTCCTTGTATGGCTGGGACGGTGTTAATCCTAAAGTCTGGCTTAGGTATAGGCTTGTTCGCGTTAGAGTCTACCCAGTCAGAGGTTTGCCCCCAAGCTTGACCGGTTTTAATATATACTTCATAATGACTAGTAGTTCCTAAGGTTGCTGGACACCCAATCGTGTATGTTATTTTTTTACTGTTTGTAGTTAGAGAAGCCAAGGTCCCGCTTATTCCTGTCGGGTTAGGGGGAGGAGCTGCTGTCCCTCCAATTCCGGGGTCTCTAGGAGTAAAAGTAATGCCTGACTCTATGGCTGCAAATTTACCTGAGTAATGTTTACTGGCCGTTATTTGGTAATCTAGGTCTTCTTCCTCTCTTACGTCTATGACATTATAATATTCCGGTTCGTAGACATTATCGTCCAGACTCCAAGCTAGGCCTGTTTCTGCATTGTACGCCGAAGGAATAGACCCGTTCGGGAACCCTATAACCAAGCCGGAAATCGGACCGTTGATTCCTGTCGCTAGTACTCCAGTGCCGAAGGTAAAACCTGTAGACGCTCCTGCTCCGTTCGTTACGAAATCTATTTTGTTGACCTGAGGTTTTCTTAAGTCTGCGATGTCAGGAGACTCGAAAGATGAATCCGAAGACGTCTGCTCTGGGTCGTAAAAATAAGTAGGATTAGTTAGCGTTAAAGAATAGCTTGTACTGGGTTGTATATCTACAGTGCGATCTAAACATACTCCAGTTTGACTTATATCAAGAGTGCGTCCTCCTAGTAAGTTAAGCCCTCTATTTTTATCTGCTATGCGAATTAAGTCTCCGGGCCTAACTAACAAGGATTCCATACCTGCAGAAAAAGATACGGTTTCTTGCTCGAAATTATTCGTGTGGAGTATCCATCTACCCAGTCGGACAGCTTGAGCTTTACTGGTACAGCCGAACGCTGTGACTTCGGTTTCTCTAATCCCGTACTTCCTTATGGCGTCTACGTCTTCAACGTATTCTAAAGCAGCCTTATAAAAATTTTCTTTATCATTGTATCTTATTACGGCTACAGAATAACGAGTTTTCTTAGCGGTCGAGGAGTAGCTGAAATCCCCTTCCTTTACGTTCGCGTTAGTGAATTGTATAACAGGCTCCCTTTCGGAGTCTTGTATAGCGTTAATGTTACCTAACCCGTAATATATAATACCTCTAAATATACTAGCGAAATCTTGAAGGACCTTAAAGGCTTCTTCTCTGGAGTTGATGTAAACATTAGCAGAGAACCTAGGCTCTACGCCGTCTTGACCGTCGTCTACTAGGACGTCGCAATATTGCGCTATCTTATACAAGGACCATTTATCTATTTTTACAGATTCTATGTACCTGCCTAATCCATACCTTTTGTTAGTTACTAAGTCATAGAAAATCCAAGCAGGGTTGTCCGTCCAGTATTTTTTATTCTTGAAGGAGCCTGTCCAATTTCCGTTGTAAGACTTATGTACCGGGTCATAATTAGAGGGAATTTTGACTTTTAAAAGCTTTACGTCAAACGCCCTGTTAGGAACTTGACTAAAAAATTCAGCATCAAACTGGCTTCCTATTACAGCTGAGTTAGGGTAAGACAGGCTGGTTTGAAAAATCTCAGTGGTGGTGTCTAAATAGCTCTCGTTTTGGACGAAAGCGTTTATAGAGTCTAAAGTGGTTCTCGTTATTTGAAATTCCCAGCCTATTAAATTCTCTTTAACTATGGAGCCGCTTGATTGGTCAGGGGTTGTTTTGATAGTAAACACATAAGCGTTTGATATTAGGCCGGAAACTGATGAATTACTCGAAGAGCTGTCCGTCTCCCAGCCGCCAGATGAGCCGTTCTTGTATAGGGCTCTGTACTGGGTGTTAAAAACGACCGTGCTTCCCACCTGCTTGTTTTGCTCATCTTCGGTAAATTGACTTCCAGCTTTCACATAAGATAAAGACGGAATTTTGACATTCATTAAAAATGAGCTCAAATTGGTATTTAAGATCCTGTAAGATTTTGGGTATACAGTTCCGTCGTTTTCTGGACCATATATTCTTTCGTTTATCGTTGAGCTTTTTTGAGTTTTTAAAGCGTCAGAGGTTAACAGGAAACTGTCGTCTTTGTCTATACCTTTTGCATCGCCGTCCGAAATAGCGTATTTAAAATTTTGGAAATTATAATAATTTTTATCGTTTAACCCCTCGCTTGTGACCGGGGTCTCATTTAAATAAATTGACCTTAACTGATTTTCTGGGAAGTCCCCGAAAGAGACGTAATCCCCCGTGCTGTAGCCTGTGTGGCCTATAGTCCCCGATAGGACATATTCTCCAGAAACTAATCCTTCGATTTCACCTTCAGATATCAAATCGATAGTGTTGATAACCGTTCTAGAAGTCGTTAAACTTGTTCCGGACATCACACCAAACCCATCCCCTGTGTCTTGAGTTGTGTAAGGTATTCCTGATAAAGAAGTCTCGAAGCCTGAGCCAGCTAGGTCGCTGATCGTAGCAGGAGAACCGGTAATCGGCAAATTTGTGCTTACGGCCATTTTATATTACCCTTCCCGCCGTTGACACTAACTCTTGCTGTATTTCGTAAGCGCTCAATATAACCTGACTACCGACAATCAGTCTTCCGTAGCCTAGCGGAACGGGCCCTCCCTCGTTGAGTACATTTACTGGTCCACCAAAAAGATAGGACTGACTTAAAGCTTGTGGATCTGAGCTGGGGTTTGTTATCACTCTGTCATCGGGCCTTTCAGGGGGCTTTGATAAGGCGTTTGCCATCCCGGTAAAGAGTAAAATAGCTCCAAGAGTTCTTACTAGGCCGCTATCCCCAAAAAACATTAAGCCTGAACCAAGGACGGAGGCTAGATTGCCAAAAAAAGCTCCTTCCACCACGGGAGCAACGTCTATAGTTTTTAGGTTTCCCCTTTCTAAACCAAGCACGTTGGCCTCTTCGTTGAAGGTCTGTATTTTATCATTAACTTTTACGACGTATCTAACGCCTTTGCTCGATAAGGAATTCATGCTGTAGAAAAGCTTAGAAGAGGTCAAGCAGTTGATAGCATGGAGGGCTTCGTTGACGCTAGAAACCTCCAAGGGCCATTCTTTTTGGCCTATTTCCTTACCTAGAACCCCGTGGATTCTTACTCTCACTAAGTTGTCATTCATCTATCTCGGGCTCCATTACTTCAAATATATCGCTTGAGGAGTTATATAAAACGCTAGTCAGCTCTAAAGACTCTGAGATGGTTTTATCAGCTTCCGAAAAAGAATTTTTTCCTTTGGTATGGGAGTGGTAAACCGCGTATATGTCTCCCTCTACTAGGGCTTGTAAATATTCTTCTATAGATATTCTGAACAGAGACTGCTTGTCTTCAGCGATATTCTTACATTCGATAGCCTTAACTTCTCCTTGCTCTCCCTCTATTAGAAACCCGCAACACTCCTCAGGGAATACCCTTTTAGCGTGAGATTTTATCTTGTCTTTTATTTTGATATTGAGATCCATTTTAATTCATGCTCGTTCTAGTGTTGGTTCCCGGGAAGCCTCCGAAAGGCAAATAGTCTCTAGCCACACCACTGGCGGATCCATCCCCTGTATAAGCTTTACCTAAAGAGCCCCACCTTAACTTACATCCTTTTAAAGTTTTCGAGCATTGGTCGGGCTCCCAATAAGTTCCGTGAGGCGGGCATATGTTTGTGAATTGTCCTGTCTTGGCTACAAAATAATACTTTATACTATTCCTTTCTATAAATACTACGTTGCCCGTGCCGTATGTACTCCCGGTCAAATAGATGCCAGAAAAACCATTAGACCCCGTAGCTTTACCTAACCCTTCGGGGGTGTAATCGGAGAGTCCGTCAGCCCCAGTTACTGTTCCGGATATTAATTCATTGTTCGCGTTAGCTACAGGAGGGGCGAAGTCTGGTAATTGTGCGTTATAGCCGAACGTGCCTGATATCCCGGTTTGATTCTCTCCGCTGGTAGGTCCAGAATTGTTAGCCTTGTATTCATAACAGCAACCTTCTCCTCTATAACTCCAAGGGCATCTAGACGCATAAATAACTCTGCTAGGTAGTTTCAGGTTTTGCAAGTCGAAGATTGAGGAAAGCTCAAATTGTATATTGGATTTGCTTTCGTTAGACTTTCTTTCTATAAAGAAAACGTCCCTAGGGAACTCTGCGTATTGATCTGCCTCTGAGCCTACGCCTTCTATAGTTTCCCCGTTTTGGTCGGAGTCTAGAAATTTAGCAAAAGTTCTTATCCTAGTGACCTTCGCTCCTATAAAGTTCTCTAAATTAATAAAATTACTTTTGAGTAAAGAAAACGTCGTAGTATCTCCCAGACCCTCTACGGAAGAAATGGTCAAAGTTGGAGTGGGTAGGGTTCCGGCGGAATTCATCTCGAAGCCATCCGTCTGTATAGGAAAGGATATGTAGTTATTAGATTGGAACTTTAAGCTCAATCCTTTTAGGTTATTCATATTATGAAACCTAAAGGGTTCTACTCCCACCTCTACGTTAGTTTTTTTTAAAGTTATATTGCTTGCGATCTCGCTTACGTCAATTTCATAAAGAGTTATCAACGCTGAGGGGTCTAGCCTTAGAGACTCTCCTGCGATTTTCTTTAAAGAGGTTTGGGCTTGACTTCTGTTCATTTTTAGGGAACCTGATTGAAGCTTGCGCTAATATTCATTACTCCTTGCGACACCAAAGAGCTAGAGAACTCCTGACAGGTGAATTTCCTTCTGGTATTATAGGGGGAAGGAGGAGTAAAGAAGAAGAAATCTTTCCCTAGTCTAGATTCTAAAAAATGTAATATAGACGTAGACTCTTTCATATCTCTCCCGTCAAAGACTAAA